GGACAAGGCCATCCCTCTGGAGTGGATACGCGAACCCGCCCGCCAGTCTCCAACCAACGAGAACACATGACATGAGCCTCAAGAAGAGGACGCGCACTGACTACATCGTGGTTCACTGCGCGGCCACCCCTCCAACCCTGGACATCGGTAGGGCCGAGATCGACCGATGGCATCGCCAGCTTGGCTGGCTGATGATCGGCTACCACTTCGTTATTCGCCGCGACGGGACCATCGAGACCGGACGTGACATCGACGTTCCGGGTTCTCACGTCTATGGCTACAACGCCAACTCCGTAGGTATCTGCCTTGTGGGTGGCGTGGACGCCAAGGGCAAGGCCGAGGCCAACTACACGGCAGCGCAGTACGCCTCCCTCGCCAAGCTCCTACGCGAACTCAAGGCCAAGTACCCGAACGCCGTCATTCAGGGTCATCGCGACTTCCCGAAGGTCGCCAAGGACTGCCCGTGCTTCGACGTGCGTAAGTGGATCAACGAGTACGGAGTCTTCGACAAGCCGGTCGATGTCCCGGCCAAGAAGGAGCCGACCGCTGACAAGAACGGCTGGACCTACCACACGATTGCTAAGGGCGACACCCTATGGGCGATCTCCCGGAAGTACGGCACCAGCGTTGACGTGATCACGGCTCTCAACCCCGGCATCAACCCGAACAAGCTCCAGATCGGACAGGCCATTCGGGTCAAGTGATTACCACCCACAATAGCAATCCGCGCCCCCGGCCTCTCCGGTCGGGGGTGTTCGTGTTTCCAGCGCCTGTGCGCAATCGACAACCGATAGGAACACCATGACGAAGATTGATCGCATCCGAAAGCACTTCCTGGAGGGCCGCAGCCTCACCCAGCTTGAAGCAATCGGCCTGTACGGGGCCTTCCGCCTCGCTGCCCGCGTTCACGAACTCAAGCAGCAGGGCATGAAGATCGAGACGATCATCAAGCATGACCCGCTGGGCAACCCCTATGCCGAGTATCGTCTCCGCTCGAAGAGGGTTCGCTAATGTGTGGTCCCTACGGGCCGTTTGGCTATTTCCCACGCCGTGAAACCGAACTGACCGCCAGTGGCTATGCCCTCCGGTTCAAGGACGGCGAACTCCTACCATTCACCACCGCTACCCCACAGGGGATCATCAACGTCCTTCTTCTCCTTCTTCGCCTCTCTGGAATGACGCACGAGCAGGCCGAGGATTTCTTTGAGGACATGGAGATCGTGGAAGTGACCGTCTCCATGCGTACCGTGGAGGTTTCCCGATGAACATCCGCAAGGCATTCGCAATCCAGTACCCGAGCGGCGAGATCGCCCCTCTAGCCTTCCCATCCGAGGAAGCCCTGATCGGTTATCTGAGCCTCGGCAACGACAACATGGACCCCGAGGAAATCCGCAAGCGCCTCGCCAAGGACAACCTCCGCGTCGTGGAAGTGAAGCTCTTCACCATCTCCTGAAATGACCGAAGAAAGCTCCTTCGTTCGCAAGGAGCCATGCCCCGAATGTGGGTCGAGAGACAACCTCGCCCGCTACTCGGACGGCCACGCCTACTGCTTCGGATGTGGTCACTACGAACATGGGGATGGCTCCGTCTCCCAACCCCCAAAACATTCCAAAGGACACCGCATGGAGAATGCGCTCAAGGGCGAGTTCAAAGCCCTTCCTAAGCGCGGCCTGACCGAAGAGACATGCCGGAAGTTCGGCTACATGGTGGGCAAGGACAAGCACGGGAAAACCGTGCAGATCGCTCCTTACTACAATGCCGAGGGCAAGCTCGTGGCTCAGAAGCTGCGGGACGCTGAGAAGAACTTCACGTGCGTCGGAAACATGAAAGAGGCCGTCCTGTTCGGCCAGCACCTATGGCCGTCAGGTGGTCGCCGCGTGGTCATCACCGAGGGCGAGATCGACTGCATGACGGTCTCCCAACTACAGGGTCACAAATGGCCTGTTGTCTCTGTACAGAACGGTGCTGACGGTGCCGCCCGCTCGATCAAGCAAAACCTCCAGTGGCTCAATACCTTCGAGGAAGTCGTGCTCGTTTTCGATCAGGATGAGCCGAAGACCAAGAAGGACGGCACGGTCTTCTACCCCGGACAGGATGCAGCGCGTGAATGTGTAACCCTGTTCCCGCCTGGGAAGTGCAAGATCGCGGTCCTCCCCGGTAAAGACCCGAATGCTCTCCTGGTGGCAGGGGAGGGCGAGAAGGTCATCCAGGCCATATGGAATGCTCAGACCTACCGCCCCGATGGCATCGTGACCATAGCCGACATTCGGGATGCGGTATTGAAGCCCGCCGAGTGGGGGCTACCGTGGTTTCTCGAAGACCTCACCAAGCTCACCTACGGACGCCGCTACGGCGAAATCTACGCCTTCGGTGCCGGGACTGGTGTGGGCAAGACCGACTTCCTCACCCAGCAGGTGGACTATGACATCAACACCCTCAAGGTGCCGGTGGCTCTCTTCTTTATGGAGCAGCAGCCGGTCGAGACTATTCGCCGCGTGGCTGGTAAGTTCGCCGGTAAACGGTTTCATGTGCCAGATGCGGGGTGGACTGCCGATCAGCTTTCCGAGGCCATTCAGCAACTCGAAGCCAGCGGCAAGCTCTACCTCTACGACAACTTCGGCGCGACCGAATGGGAACGCATCCGCGAAACCATCCGCTTTCTCGCGCACTCGGAAGGCGTTCGCATCTTCTACGTCGATCATCTCACAGCCTTGGCTGCTGCCGAGGAAGACGAGCGCAAAGCCCTAGAAGCCATCATGGCTGAGATGGGCGCTCTGGTGAAGGAACTCGACATCATGATCTTGCTGGTGAGCCATCTGGCTACACCGGAAGGCAAGCCTCACGAGGAAGGCGGTCGCGTGATGATCCGCCACTTCAAGGGGAGCCGCGCCATCGGCTTCTGGTGCCACTACATGTTCGGCCTCGAACGGGACCAGCAGCACGAGAACGAAGTCGTTCGTTCCACCACCACGTTCCGTGTCCTCAAGGACCGCTACACCGGCCAGGCCACAGGCCAGGTTATCTACCTTGGATACGATGTCGAGACCGGGCGGCTCTTCAAGACCGAGAAGCCAGAAGACACCCCGTTCTCGGACGAGACCTCTAGCTCAGACGAAGACGCACCTTTCTGAAATGGACTTACTCTTCCCCACAGACCTCAAGCTGCGGCGAGAGGTCGTGAACGGTCGGGAGTGCCTGACCATCATTACTGAAACCGCCCGTTTTTCCATCACCATCGAAAGGGTTCCCGACCTCATCGCAGCCCTGCGGGAGTTCGTGGACCCACCAACCCGACACCTGGGATAAACAGATGAAACCTCTCCACAGCCTCTTCCCGTATGCTCGTGAGTTCCCGGCCTCCTGGCTCTCCCTCCTGAGTACCATCCGTGTGACCGTAGGAGCGCCATTGGTACTGGCCGGTGGCGCACTGCGCGACCACTTCCACTCGGTCCCGGTCAAAGACCTGGACTTCTTCCTGCCTTACAGTGAAGAGGCAGTCGAAAAGCTCCAGGACCTGTTCGAGGCCATGGGCTTCGACTGCATCCAGAACATCGGCCTGTCCTGCTCCGGTTTATCGGAGTGCGCGGTCGTGCTGGGCTACTCGGACGGCCTGGGCCTGACCCCCAGCGTGAACCTCATCTTCCTCAAGCCTGAATACGCTAACGGCGAACGGCAGATGGTGGAGCGGCTCGACTTCGGCATCTGCCAGATCGGCGTGTTCTTCAACGATCAGGACAACGTGGAGTTCTACTACACCGACGCCTTCGTGGATGACGTGGCGAAGCTCACCTTCACCCTGACCCGCGACACCGACCAAGAACGCTCGCTGCGGCGCTTCCACCGGCTCCAGGAGAAGTATCCCTACCACCGACTGGTCACGCGTGGCTGAATCTATCCACTGTCGCATAGCTACTCCAGCGAGAGGGCATAATGAAACGACTTGCGTTTGACATCGAGACCGATGGGCTTCTCGATGACCTTACCCGTATCCATAGCCTCGTCATTCGGGAACTGGACACGGGGAAGGTTCACTCCCTCCACGACCATAACTCCAGAGAGACACCGAGAATTGAGGGTGGTGTTCGGATGTTGATGAAGGCCGACCAGATCATCGGCCACAACATCATCAAGTTTGACATTCCGGCGCTCCAGAAGGTGTACCCTTGGTTCAAACCGAGGGGAGAGGTCTTCGATACCCTCGTGGCCTCGCGCCTGATCTGGACGAACATCTCCGATTACGATCAGGGCCGGAGTCGTAAGGGGAAGTTCCCAGGAAAGCTCATAGGCTCCCACAGCTTGGAAGCCTGGGGCTTACGTCTCGGTGAATGGAAGGGCGACTACGCCAAGGAAATGGCCGAGAAGGGCCTGGACCCCTGGGCCGAATGGAACCAGGAGATGCAGGACTACTGCGAACAGGACGTGGTGGTCACGGTCAAGCTCCTGGAGGCCATCGAGAAGAAGAAGAATTACTCCCCCCAGGCCCTCAAGCTCGAACACGACTTCGCCACGATCATCGCCATGCAGGAGCGCTACGGTTTCTGCTTCGATGAGCAGAAGGCAGTCGCCCTCTACAACAAACTCATCAAGCGTCGCTTGGAGATCGCCAAGGAACTCCAGGAAGCGTTCCCCCCACAGACGGTCGAAGAGGTCTTCATTCCGAAGGTTAACAACCGGAAGATGGGATACGTCAAGGGCGTCCCGTTCACCAAGCGCCGGGTGGTAGAGTTCAATCCATCCTCCCGGCAGATGATCGGCCAGCGCCTCAAGGCGATGGGCTGGGAGCCGGAAGAGTTCACGCCGAACGGCCAGCCCAAGATTGACGAAACCATCCTGTCTAAGCTGCCGTACCCGGAAGCAAAGCTCCTGGCCGAGCATTTCCTGGTCGAGAAGCGTATCGGGCAGTTGGCCGAGGGCGATCAGGCGTGGCTCCGGCTTGTGCGCAAGGGGCGCATCCACGGTAGCGTCAACACGAACGGTGCCGTAACCGGGCGCTGTACTCACAGCAATCCGAACGTCGCTCAGGTCCCAGGCGTAGGTGCTCCCTATGGTGCGGAGTGCCGGGAACTCTTCTGCGTCCTACCAGGACGTAAACTTGTAGGTGCGGACCTTTCCGGCCTCGAACTCCGGTGCCTCGCTCACTTCATGGCCCGCTATGATGATGGCGAGTATGGTCGCATTCTCCTGACCGGGGACGTGCATTGGGCGAACGTCATTGCCCTTGGTCTTGTACCTGACGGAACCGTCCGGGATGAGGACAACTACCCGCTCCACAAGTTGTTCCGTAACGGTGCCAAGACCTTCATCTACGGCTTCCTCTATGGTGCCGGTGACGTGAAGATCGGCTCGATCATCCTCGACATCGCCATGCGCGAAGTCCGGGACGGGCTGGGTGATAGCGTCTTCAAGAGGTACTTCAAGGGCAACCAGACGCCGACCGAGGATGACCTTCGGAGGGTGGGGAAGCGGCTCAAGAAGACGTTCCTCGACAAGACCCCGGCGCTGGCGAAGCTCAAGGATGCCGTGACCAAGGCCGCAGGCCGTGGCTACCTCATCGGCCTCGACGGACGCAAACTCCACATTCGTTCCGCTCATGCGGCTCTCAATACGCTCCTGCAATCCGCTGGGGCGCTCATCGCCAAGCAGGCGACCGTCTTTACTTACGAAGAGCTATCCACCCGTGGATACCGCTTCGGACCCGACTACGCGCTCGTGGCTCACGTCCACGACGAGATGCAGATCGATTGCCGGGAAGCCATCGCGGATGAGGTCGGCCAAGTCGTGGTCGAGGCCATGCGTCGGGCGGGTGAGCACTTCAAGTTCCGCTGTCCAATCGACGGAGAATACAAAGTTGGCAACAACTGGAAAGAAACTCACTGACATTCTCAGCCGAGCCTGGAATGCACCCTTCACGACGAAGAGTGACTTCGCCCGCGAGAACGCAGACCTCATCGCCATGGCTGCAAGCGACGGGTTCATCACGACCCGCATTGCCACCGGCCTCTACGGGCGCAAGTGGCATATCACGCCCAGCGGCCTCCAGCATCTCTTCCTGCTGCGAGGGGAGACCGAGTGATGAGCCGTGTTCTCCTGATCGACGCAGACGTGCTGGCCTACAAGATGGCCGCGAAGATCGAGCAGGCGGTCGAGTGGGAGCCTGGGTACTGGACCTGGCACTGCGACGAGTTCGCGGTGAAGGACGCAATCGACGCCGAGATCGAGCATCTACGCGAAGCTCTCGATGCCGATGACCACAAGCTTTGCCTGACAGATAGTGACGGAAACTTCCGCAAGACCGTCCTTCCTTCGTACAAGAGCAACCGGGCGAGCGTGAAGAAACCGCTCGTCCTGAAATCCATCCGTGAATGGCTCATTGCCGAGCGTGGTGCCTACCTCAAGCCGATGCTGGAGGGGGATGACGTGATGGGCATCCTGGCTACGTGGCCGGGCATCAAAGGTGAGAAGATCATCGTGTCCATCGACAAGGACATGAAGACCATCCCCGGCCTCTACTATCGCGATGCCGATAGCGGGGTGGTGGAGATCACCGAGGCGGAAGCCGACTACTGGCATCTCTTCCAGACCCTCACGGGTGACGTAACAGACGGCTACTCAGGCTGTCCCGGCATTGGACCGAAGAAGGCTCAAGCCATCCTCGAACCTTTTTCGGACACCTCCGACCGACCCGATCTCTTCGATCCTGCTGGTGCCTGGAGCCGGGTGGTTGAGGTCTACGAGGAGGCGGGTCTCTCCGAAGCTGATGCTCTCCAGCAGGCCCGTGTGGCCCGCATCCTTCGGGCCTCGGACTATGACTTCAAGAAGAAAGAACCTCGTCTATGGCAACCAACACTCCGGCGTTGATCGCCTTCTATTCCCCCGCACCGCAGATGGGAAAGACCACAGCCACTCGGTTCCTGACTGAGGGCCTGGGCTATAAGATCGTAAAGTTCGCAGCCCCGGTGAAGACCATCACGGCCACCTTCCTCCTGGAGATCGGCGTTCCCAAGGATGAGGTCGATGACTTCCTCGACGGGCACCGCAAGGAAGAGAGCCTTGCTGCCTACGGGTTCGATCACCTGACCAGCCGATACATTCAACAAGTGGTCGGTACGGACCTGGGGCGTCGGAAGCTCGACCCGAACATCTGGACCACCGTGGCGGGCCGTAAGGTCCGCAACCTTCTCGACCGAGGGGAGCGTGTGGTCATGGACGACATGCGTTTCCCCAACGAGTACGACATGGTGAAGCAGATGGGTGGCGAGTGCTGGTGCATCTACAACCCACGGGTTCCCATTCCGGTTTCCGACCATCCCTCCGAAGGTCTTCTCTCGAACCACTCGTTCAACGTGGCGCTCATCAACGATGGCACGATTGAAGACCTAGAACGCCAAATTCTCGACCACATCACCCGCTTCTAGAGGAATCCCCACATGAACAAGATCGCCTTGCTGGTAGCGGCCCTCGCTGCCTGCCTGACTCTCACCGCCTGTGAGAAACCAGCAGCGCCTGTACCTGTGCCGCAGGCCGAAGAGAAACCTCAGGAGGAATCCCAGCGCTCCGGCCTCGGCATGACCTATAGGGGCAAGCCAGGCATCGAAATAATGCCCGGCATAGTGATGGGCTTCGACGGAGAGATCGGTCTCGGATTCGGATTGTGATTACCCCCCACAATAGGAGGCATGATCCAATGCAAGATCAACCTTTTCCATATGTCTCCCTAGAACTTCTCGAAGCTCTCCAGGAACATTTCCCTGACCGCTCTCCAGACCTTCGATGGTCCGACCGTGAGGTCTGGTTTAAGGCGGGCCAGTGCGCCGTGGTGCGTTTCCTTAAGGGGAAGTTCGATGAGCAGAACGAAAACATCCTGAAAAGGCCCCTGTGATGTGTAAGGCACCGAAAGTTACAGCACAGACCCCAGCCGCTATCCCACCGGCCCCAGCCGAAGCGGCCTCCCAGGCTCAGGGCGATGTCATACGCGATGAGAACCTTCGCAGCGATGCCGATTTGAAGGCTCGCCGCAAGGGTCGCAATGCACTGCGCATCCGCCTTAACGCCGGAAACACTGGTGACACCACCGGATTGAACATTCCACGCGCATAACACCCCAGGAGTAACGGATGGCAAAAACTGCCGCCGCCCGTTACTCGCAACTGGAGAAAGATCGGGAACCCTTCCTCCAGCGGGCGCGTGACGCGGCGAAACTCACCATCCCGTCCCTCATCCCTCCTGCCGGTCACACTGGTCACTCGAAGTTCCATACGCCCTACCAGGGTATTGGCGCACGAGGCGTGAACAACCTAGCCTCCAAACTGCTGCTCGCGCTGCTTCCCCCAAACTCTCCGTTCTTCCGCCTGCTGATTGACGACTTCACCCTCGAAGAACTCACGCAGCAGGAGGGAATGCGAGCGAAGGTCGAAGAGGCGCTAGGCCAGGTCGAGCGCACCATCATGACCGAGGTTGAGGCGTCGGCTCTGCGTGTTCCCTCGTTCGAGGCTTTCAAGCACCTGATCGTAGGAGGGAACGCCCTTCTCTACCTCCCGCCCGAAGGCGGAATGCGTGTCTTCCGGCTCGACCGCTATGTCGTCCACCGCGACCCCGCCGGTAACGTCCTGGAGCATATCACGAAGGAGACCATCTCCCCGGACGCTCTGCCGACCGAGTTCCAGGAAAAGCTTAAGGGCAAGGTCAAGACGGGAGCGAACGCCAGCACCGATAAGACCCTGGACCTCTACACCTGGGTTCGCCGGGTGAAGAACCGATGGACGGTGCATCAGGAGGTCGAGGGGGAAATCATTCCCGGTTCCCAGGGTGGATACCCGCTCGACAAGTCCCCATGGCTCCCGCTCCGGTTCACCAGGATTGATGGTGAATCCTATGGCCGGGGTTATGTCGAGGAATATTACGGTGATCTCTGGTCGCTCGAACTACTGACCAAGGCCATCGTTGAGGGTTCCGCCGCAGCAGCAAAAATCCTCATCTTCGTGGACCCGAACGGCACTACCAAGAAGAGTGATGTGTCGGACGCTCCGAACGGGGCTGTCCGAAGCGGTAACGCCCAGGATGTGTCCATCCTGTCCCTGGACAAGTTCGCGGACTTCCGCGTGGCCTTCCAGACCATCGAAAATATCCAGCAGCGGCTGGCCTATGCGTTCCTCATGAACTCCGCAATTCAGCGCGGGGGTGAGCGAGTGACAGCGGAGGAAATCCGCTACATGGCTGGGGAACTCGAAGATGCCCTGGGTGGCGTCTACTCGATATTGAGCCAGGAGTTTCAACTCCCGCTCGTCAATCGGCTGATGTACGTCTTGGAGCGCAAGAAGCGCCTCCCGTCTCTGCCGAAGGATATGGTCTTCCCGTCGATCACGACCGGTATGGAAGCCCTCGGACGCGGGCACGACCTGAACAAGCTGGACGCTCTGCTTGCACGGCTCCAGCCGCTAGGGCCGGAAGTTCTGGCTCGCTACCTGAACATCTCCGACTACATCACCCGCTCCGGTGCCTCGCTGGGCATCGATATGAAGGGCCTCGTCCGAAGCGAGGAAGAGGTCATGCAGCAGATGATCCAGGAGCAGCTACAGAACCTGGGCCGCGAAGCTGTCCCCGGCGCAATGAACATCATGCGCGACCAACTCAAACCGGAAGCAGTGTCCAATGGATAATACCGAACCCGTTGTGGCTTCGGAGAAGGTGGAGGCTACCTCCGTGGTAGCCTTCAAACCTACCACTCCCAAAGCTAGTGCTCCCGCACCCAAGAAGTCCCGGAAGCAGAAGAAGGAAGGTCCGGCTCCTGTGGTTGACGAGCGGGCAAAGAAAGTCACCACCCATTCGCGTGGCATCGTTGTAATCGACTACTGAGGGTCTTCATGACGACATCGAACGCGACTCCTGTGCAATCTCCGCAGGGTCATGACGCCGCCATGGCAGCGGCATTCGACAACGCTCAGGCTCGTGCAACTGCCGAACCCACGGCAGGAAATCCAGCACCCACCCAAGGTGGGAATGAGCGTCCCTCTTGGCTCCCGGAGAAGTTTCAGACGCCGGAGGACCTGGCCCAGGCGTACCGCCAGCTAGAGGCTCGCTTCTCCCAGCAGCAGCAGAACCAGAAGCAGACCACCCAGCAGCAGCAACAGACACCTTCCCAGGCCGAGGCCAAGGAACAGTTGGCATCGGTCGGTCTCGACTATTCCGCGATGGAACGGGAATACCTCGAAACCGGGAAGTTGAGCGAGGACCGCTACAAGCAACTCGAAGCGGCTGGCATTACCCGCGATATGGTGGATGCCTTCATTGCTGGTCAGGAGGCAATTGCTGCTCAAATTCAGTCTGAGGTCTTCGATCTCGTGGGCGGACAGGAAAAGTATCAGGAGATGGTTGCCTGGGCTTCAAAGAACCTGACGCCTTCGCAGATCGAAGCCTATGACCGTGCTGTCACGTCCAATGACCGTGATGCGATCTTCCTGGCCGTGGAAGGTCTCAAGGCCCGCTACGCCGCAGCCGGTGGGATAGAGCCGAACCTCATCAGCGGGTCAGGGACTACCGCCAGCGGCAACCCGTTCCGCTCCACCGCTGAACTGACGGCTGCGATGCGCGACCCGCGCTACGCGAAAGACCCGGCCTACCGCGCCGAGGTTATGGAGCGGCTGAAAAACTCCAACCACGTCTTCTAGGGGTATCCAATGTTCTCAGACATAATCACCTTTCTCACCGAGAACGTGGAGGAAATCTTCGTGGCCCTCTTCGCCGTCCACGCTGCGGCGCTGGCTATCGTCCAGCTTACGCCCACTCCGAAGGACGATGAGATCGTCGCGAAGGTTTACCGCGTGATCGAAATCCTGGCTGGCCTCTTCTCGAAGAAGAAGAAGGACTGAGCCGATGACTCGCTTCCTGTCCTTGCTCCTGGCGCTCGTCCAGATCGTCCAAACCATCCTGAACCTCCTTCGGGAGAAGAACCTCCGGGAGCAAGGAAGGGAGGAAGAGCGCCGCGCCCAGGAGAAAGCCAATGAAGAAGCCAACGCGGCTGCTCAGAGGATTGATGATTACGCTCTTGATGCTGAGCTTGATGAGCTTCGTGAGCGGATGCGTCACTACCAGCGAGCAGCCGAAGATCGCTAGGCACCCCCTATGCCAGGCCATTAGCTGGCATGAGGCCGATACCCCTGGCACCCAAAGGGAAATCTTCCGGCACAACCTCAAGGTCGAAGACCCGAAGATTTGCCCTCCATCGTAGGTGACATGGCCGGGACCGCTGCAATGCAAGTTCCGGCCCTCTTAACAGAATCCCCAACGCCTCTGGCTGGTCCCGACAACAGACGCAGGTTCGACCCCTTGCCGTGCCAGCCATTCCATAGTCCTGTGAAGCTGACAGTCACACTGCGCCAAG